TAATAATAGCGTCGGCGGCGCTTCTAATATTCAATCGGGGCCGTTCTCATCAGAGAGCACGGCCCCGATCTCCTACCCCATCCCCCGACACCCCCGGAGGTTGGGGCCAACATCTCTCAAATCAATTGTGGCATTCAGTAGACGCGGGTTCGTCGTCTACTACGATTCTCTGATTTGTTGCTTAAGAATCTCTGATTTGTTGCTTAAAAAGCACGAACATTCACCGAACACGCGCTTGAAAACGCCGACGTTCAGACGATGAACGCGGCTGGTCACGTCGTGCTGCTCAAAGATTGGAGGCAAGAAACAAGATGAGTTTATTTGAAAAGGGCAGAGCCAAGACTGGCGGGCGTCGAAAGGGCGCCAGGGACCGGATCGGCACGGCGTTCCTCGAAGAGCTTGCCAAGGACTTCGAGGAGCACGGCGCCGGAATAATCAAGATCGCGCGCATAGAACGCCCGACCGAATATTTGAAGATCGTGGCTTCGACACTTCCGAGGGAGTTCGAGATTACGGATTCCCGACTAGAGGAAATTTCAGACAATGAACTTGACGCCCTCATCGAACTCGCCCGACAACAGCGAGCTATTATTGTCAGCGCTGAGCGCCGAGAAGACCCGGCGCCAAACGGAAAATCGTCTCGCCTATTACAAGCCATACCCGCGCCAAAAACAGTTCCATGAGGCTGGGGCCACGCATCGCGAACGGCTGATGTGCGCCGGCAACCAGCTAGGCAAAACCCTAGCCGGCGGCATGGAAGCGAGCATGCACGCCACCGGCCGCTATCCGGATTGGTTTCGAGGGCGCAAATTCGACGGCCCCACAGTCGGCTGGGCGTGCAGTGTCAGCGGCGAAGTTGCCCGCGATACTGTCCAGCGTCTTTTGATTGGGCGCTCGGGCGCGCTTGGAACGGGAACGATTCCCAAGGATGCAATCATTGAGGTCGTCCCCGCTCGCGGCGTCCCCGACCTTGCGGCGACCATCAAGGTGCAGCACGTCTCGGGCGGCATATCGCTGATCGTTCTCAAATCCTACTTGGCCGGCCGAGAGGCCTTTCAAGGTGAAAGTTTATCTTGGGCCTGGGCGGATGAGGAACCGCCGGCCGATGTTTACACCGAACTGTTAACCCGTCTGAACGTCGGCTCGGGCCCGTTGTGGCTAACTCAAACCCCTCTACTTGGCGTCTCGGAAGTCGTGCGCAGGTTCCTGCATGAGAAAAGCCCGGATCGTCATACGACGTTTATGACGATTGACGACGTTATGCATTTTTCGACCGAAGAAAAACAAAGGATCATAGCGAGTTATCCAGAACACGAACGAGAAGCTCGCACAAAAGGAATCCCAATCCTCGGGTCGGGCCGCATCTTCCCGATCGCGGAAGAGCGAATTGCCATCGAGCATCGGGATATTCCCCCGCATTGGCCGCGCATCGGTGGAATGGACTTCGGCTGGGACCATCCGTTCGCGGCGGTCGAGCTCGCCTGGGATCGTGACACCGATACCGTCTACGTCGTTAAGGCCTATCGCATCCGAGAAACAACGCCGGTCATTCACGCCGCAGCACTGCGAAGTTGGGGCAAGGAGCTTCGCTGGGCCTGGCCGCGAGACGGAAAGCGAGAAACCTTAGAAGGCGCCGGCATTGCCCTCGCCGAACAATACAAAGAGCAAGGACTAAACTTGCTGCATGAGCACGCTCAGTTCGAAGACGGGTCTGTATCAGTCGAAGCCGGCCTAATGAAGATGCTGACAATGATGCAGTCCGGCCGCTTCAAAGTCTTTAAGCACCTCAACGATTGGTGGGAAGAGTTCAGGCTGTACCATCGTAAGGACGGAAAGGTTTTCAAGGAGGGCGATGACCTGATGAGCGCAACACGCTACGCCGTAATGATGCTGCGCTACGCTCAGACGGTTCGCCAATATGATTCATTCCGACGTGACATAGTTTACCCAAAACGGGGATGGGCATGACCGACATTCAGAAGGTGACGATCGCACTCGCTCGGCCTCGCGGGAATTTCGAGGGTCGCGTTGAGACCGGCCACTACACCGTGAATGACGGCACCGTGACGTTGGTCGAGCCCAATGGCGTGCCTGTCGATAGATTCAAGCTCAGCCGGAAGCTGAAGCCGGGCGAGGATGTGCGCGGGGTTGCCTGTGCACCGACACGCCAGCGCTACTCCAAGCGGGCAGCGGCGATTTCAATCGCAAGCTGATTTATCCGAAGGTTGGATTTTAGTTCGCCCCGGGCGGCCAATGCCGCTGGTTCATCATGGCCGGCGGCATTGCCTTCGTCCCCAATCCATGCCGCACCTCCCAGCGGCATCGGATGTGTCCAACCGACAGATGAAGACGGTCTTCTAATCTTCACCGGCCGGTGGCTTACCTCCCGACCAGCAAAGCGTAGCGCCACACCCGCGGCCGGAACAGCTGCGCTCCACAGGTTATCCACAGGGAAGCAGATCACCTTTAGCGATTTTACAGCGAGGATTTGTATGTGGCTTCCGGGCAACGCTCACGAGGAAATCTTAGATAGTTACAATGGGATCGCTTGACGACAATCCATCACTGGCCGATCCTGCATCCGCTCCAATTGAATCCCCCCTGTGGATTTATCCACAGACCTCGCCGGGCAGCCTCCCCGCTGCCCGGCGATTTCCTTTGTGCTCGCCGCGTCATCGCCGGCTTGCGTGTGCGGTCGGCCGCCTATTTCTTGCCCGTCAAGTCCCCTGTCTCCAGACGGCATTGCTCCGGTCAAGCTCATCCGGGGCAAGGCTGCGCGTTGAGCGTGCTGTCCGCGGAAGTACCGGCAGCATGCTCCGCGTGGCCAACACAAAAAGAAAGCGGCTCCATTGCCTCAAGGAGCCGCAAGTTTACCTCCGCGAACAATGACGCGGAGGCTAACGGGCCGCATAAAAACCAAGTGGAGCAGCAGCCCGTCAAACCGGAAACTATGGATGACTGAGGTTCGTTCCAACACTACACAGACAGCAAAGCCGCCGGCATGCGACCACCGGCGGCTTTGCCTTCGTCCCCTGAACCTTACCGTGCCCCTAATCCCTCACCACACGGCATCGGCAGGGTTGTCGAGCTGGCTCAGCTTTGGGTGGCTTTGTAGCCCGACTAGGGAAGCTGGCGCTCCCACGACGGCTTTTTTGCGGTTGGGCTTCAGTCTTTGCGCACAAGCTCCGGCGGCTCGGCGATATTCGCCGCAAATCCGCTGCGCCTTATTGCGCGAGGCGCCGGAAATAAAATATGGGCATTGGGGTTCTCAGGATGAGAGTGATTCTGGGAGCCGTTTGTGAGGCTTTTCGTATTCGCACTAGGAGTTTTCGCGGCAATCATCTGGATCGAAAAACCCGCTGAAGCGCAGAGCTATCCGTGGTGCGTCTATTACGATAGAGACGGGGGAGCCACGAATTGCGGGTTTTCAACGTTTCAACAATGCTTGGCCGCCCGAGCTGGGAACAGCGACTCGTGTGGACCCAATCCGCAGTACCAAGGCCTGTCGGGGCCCGCTTCGTCTAGGCGCGTGAGGCACCATTTTAATTGAAGGCCGCCATTCTTATTAAGCGACTATGGCTTGCGCGATAGCTCCGGCAGCTTGGCGATATTCGCTGCGATGCGCCGCGCTTTGTCACGCTAGCAAAGAGGACTAATTTTAGCAGCCCGGGAAAAACGGCAAGGATAAAACCGTCTGCCGGGCTTGATCCTCTACGGTCATCGCCAGAGACAGATCATCCTTGTAGCCGCTCTTTTTTCGTAGCTCTCGGATTGTGTAGTCGCATAAGAAAGCGCCGCATCTGCATCTGGCAGGTACGTGCCATCACGGTCATCCTCGACCCGATCCTGTCTGTGTATCGTAAAGAAATATCGCGGCATCGAACGTGCAACACTCTACGCACTCACACTAGCGTGGGAGATGTAAATGGATCGCAAAGGCTCGTTGTTGATCTAGATCAAATTCGACCACGGCTGTGGGAAGCGGCGAGTTGTCATTTGCGGATTCGCAGCAAAGCCGTCGGCGACTAGAAAACCGGCGGCTTTGCCTTGTCCCCATACGGTGCCGCGTGCACGCGTGCCGGGCCGCACACGGCAACGTTGGGTGTCGGACCAATAGCGGGGCGGCGATGGTCCGACTGCGGACAAGCATACGCTCTCGCTGGCACCTCTCCCACCTATTTTCGCGTCTTATGAGCCGCGGATTTGATCGCTGGGCGGGAAGCGGCGATGCCTCAAAGTATCTAGTAGCGATACCGTGCGTAGCGGTGATGATGGCCGTAGTGGCGGTGATGGTAGCCGTAAGCGTAGCCGGAGTAGCGGTAGCCATAAGGTGCGTAGCCGTGACGGGGGTACACCGCCTCCTGGGCCGATGCGGCACCTGCTGAAAGCGCCAAGGTAGCTACTACTCCAAGAATAAGAACTCTCATGTTGTCCTCCGTCGAGCGCGTCATTGCGACAGACCAAGGCGGCGGGAAGCGCCTTACTGAGGCAGGCACGGCCGGATTAACAAAGGTTGATTTTATATGGCGCTTGCATAAGACTACAGTTGGGAACCTCGGGGATGGGGATTCACGATGCTTCGATATCGGCTAGGCTTCGGCTTGTTTGCGGCAGGCATCCTCTTATCGAGCGGTGCGTCCGCATGGGCATTCAGTCAGCAAATCGTGTCGCCCAACGGCGGCAATTACTCATTCGGTGATCCGGACAAGCAGCCGACTACTTCGGACAACAACAGTTCCAGCCAAGGTGCCAAACCCTTCGGTTCGAATGGTCCCGTGATGCAGTTCGGCATCCAGCAAGGTCCAATGAGCACCTTCGGTCAGAGCAATCGTTACAATACGCCTGACCCCTATTATCGGTCGCTCCAAAACGGCAACTGACCGCGCCCGGCTTACGTGCGCCCCCAATCCTCCTCGGCCTCGCGCTTCACCGCCGGTGCTTTGGGATTCTTGACCTTCACCCAATGCGGTGATCGGCCCGAGCGATAAGGTGAGCCGAGGCGCTTGCTGACAATGCCCTCACAACCGAGCTTACAAGCCTCGCGGAACACAATCGCACCGTCCTCAATCGTTCAGTGCGCGTGCAGGGCGTTACTTAGGTCATCCGTCGGCAAGGTCTCGGGAGGGGTGGCGGCGTCAAGCTCCTTAAACGGCTGATAAACGGCGTCCGCGCATTGCTCCGGAGTGGCATCGATAAATTGCGTCATCTGTCCGGAAAGATAAACCGCAGCCATTGTCGTCTTAGTTTGACCGGGTGGATTGGATTGTACGCAGACGACGTAATGCTGACTTGTTCCTACAGGCTTTAGAGCGGGTTCGGCAATCGTCACGGTGCGAAAATCGGAGCGATTGGTGAGAGAAAGGCGCAGAAATTTCACGAGCGTGCTGCGGTAGTTGGCAGGAAAGATATTGGGATCGGCCGCAGTGGCTTGCTGATTGTTGCCGAAACCGCTGCAGCCCGCCAACGCGCCCGCAGCCATGATCAGGATCATGACTGGGCGCCGAATGGTCGTGATCCCCAATCCAGGGCGGCTACGCTCACGCAACGACATGCGCGCTTATTAGGAACGAAAATCCAAAGAGTCGAGTCCGGGTTAAACTGTCACAACAGGCGAGAGTTTAGCGCCACCCATACCCGTAGCCGCCCCAATAGCCGGCGCCGTAGCCATATGCGGGCGCTGAAACTATCGGCGCTACATGGATAGGCACTGCTGCGTAAATCGGCCAGGGCGTATGTTGGTAGGCATGAGCCGGGAAGCCGTAGTATGCGTTCCCCGAGTACTCAAAGACCGGAGTTGCGTAGCCGTAGTGATACCCATAGCCGTGGCGATATCCATCGGCCGATGCGTTCGGCACCGAAAGCGCCAAAGCAGCTGCCCCGAGAACGAGAGCTTTCATAATCGAATTCTCCCACATCGTGTGTCCGCGCAAATAACATTCGGTCAGTGCGGTTTGTTCCTCGACTGACATTGATGCGAAAGAGTCTCATTCCGGCGCTGTCGTGCCGCTCCTGCCGTCCGAATGCACCGTTTGCTGAACTGGTACGGCTCTCGCGAACAAGCATCGCCGACGAAATGCGGGAAGAACATCGTCGTCGCCTGCTAGGCGAATAACATCCAATTGATGGAGCCGGTCGCCACTCTTGCACTTCAAGCCGGTCGGAGGCCGCTACGAACGCGGCTTGATCTTGCGGATGGCCGTTACGTTTGCCCCGCTTGCTTGGGCGACCGCGACCTTAAGGTGCGCTGCCCACGCGTCGAGAGCCGCCTTCTTCTCGGCGGCATAGGTGTTGCGGTCATAGGTGCGGATTAGCTTCGGCGGCAAATGGTTCAATGCCGCTTCAGCAATGTGCGGCTGAATGCCGAGCTTACCGAAGCCAGTGCGAACGGTCCGCCGTAGATCGTGTACCGTCCACGTCTCTTTGAGCTTAACAAGCTCGTCAAATTCAGCCTTGGACTTCGACCAGCCGGAGAACCCGCCGTTCCGCGTTCTGCCGAAGACGTAATCGCGGTCGCGGCGTTCAATTTCGGTCACGATTGCCAGCGCGGCATCGGTGAGCGGCACAATATGTTCCTGCCCGTTCTTTGTCCGCTCGCGAGGCAATGTGATCGTACCGGCTTCAAGGTCAATCTCGGACCATTTGAGGGCGCCGATCTCGTCGCGGCGACAGCCGGTCAGAAGGATGAGCTTAACGATGCGACCGTAATCGTTGTCCGGCGCGGCAAGCCAAACTGCGGCGGATTCCGCGTCCGACAGTGAACGTTCGCGCGGGTCGTTTTCGTCTCGCTTGTTAGTCCCGACGACGGGGTTGTGATCGCAAATCCCCTCGCCTATCGCCCAGCGGAAGAATTTCGACAGCGTTGAGCGGGCGCGATTGGCGGCGATGGGGCCTTTGTCCTTGGCGATGGTGGCCAGCGAAGCGGCAACGTCGGCGCGGGTAATGCCATTGAGCGGAAGACCGTGAAGCGCCTTCCAGTGGTCGTTTAAGTGACGCTCTTGGGCTTCGTAGGTGCTGTCTTTGAGGCCCCTCGCCTAGCGTCGAGGTAGGCCGGGAATATCGAGGCCAGTGAATTCACTTTAGGCTGGGGTTTTGCTTCGGCTTTCCGCCTATCCCGCTCGGCAGCAGGATCAATGCCGTGCCCGAGCTTGGCGGCTGCGAGTTTGCCCTTTTCGGCCTGCGCAAGCTTGCGGGCCTTGTCTCGCGATAGTTCAGCGCGAACGCGATAGCGAAGCTCAGTAAGTCCCCACGGGTACGCACTCGCTATGAGAACGAATGGGGAACGGCCTTGTCAATACAACGCCGCATCGGCGCCGTCGGAACGGCCAACGTGCCTCAAACGAAAGCCGGAAATAGCTGACTTGATCGGCGGGTAGATCGGGCGAAATCGGCACGTCGCCCGAGCTTCCCCAGGGAGCCTCGACTGCCTCTACCGTGCTCGGTCGAGGCTCCTCTGGCTAAACGAGGAGAGGCGCGCCAATGACTACATCGCCTAGCATCGTCATCGCGACAGTAGCCGCACTGCTAGTCTACAGTTTTGGACGCGTCATGCGATGCGGTGGCGGAGGCGAAAGTACGCTGCTTCGCACGAGAGGTTGGGCGGCTAGCGTCGGACTCGACTCTTCGGGGTTGCGTGAGCGTACCCCGCTCCGGGCTGGGCAATGTGGAGCCGACTCTGCCATCACCCGTCAAGGCCCCACCTTCCGGTCCCGATTGGACTCACGAAATCAAGCCATGACGGGCTCAAAGGAACTCAAATCCAAAATGGATCCAATATTTCTCAGCTGATGTCCGCCACAGAACCAAGCAAAATTGTACCAGGGCGACAATGTGGCTCCTGCACACTGTGTTGCAAGGTGTTGGGCATTTCAGAGTTGGGAAAGCCTGCAGGCATTTGGTGTTCACACTGCGCGCCGGCTAAAGGTTGCAATATTTATGAAATGCGACCTGCGGAATGCAGGTCTTTTCTGTATAGCTGGCTAACCACCCCGCAACTCGGTCCCGAGTGGAAGCCTGATAGATCGAAAATCGTATTGACGCAGCCACATGAAGGGAATGGCACCATAACGATTCGCTGCGATCCTGGATTTCCAGACGCATGGCGGCGCGCGCCCTATTACCAGGAAATCATGCGATGGTGCGAAGCGGCCCACTCTCAAAACAGGATGGTAGTCGTTTGCGTGGGCAAGAAATTTACCCTGATAACCAAAGAGGGTGAATTCCCGCTCGGCGAAGTCGAGAAGGACGACAAAATTGTTCGCCACTTTTCCGGTCGGGGGCTTGTAGCCGCTCGAGTGGTCAAGGCAAGCCGAATTGACCCCGATCAGCCGTAGTACCCTATCGCTATCGTTCCGCGCATTGGGTAAAGGTCAAGAACCGAAATCGCCGGCAGTTACCCAAGAAGCGGAGGAAGATTGGGGCCGGCTGTAGGGACTTTGATCCACGTCAATGTTCGCGAGTTCTCAATAAGCATTTTCACACACGGGGGGCGAAGGAAGAAAGAACAAACAATGCGCGCCATTCTCTTGGCATGTGCTGCGGCACTTTTGTTCACGGCATTGGCTCAGGCCCAAACGGGAACCCCAAATGGGGGATACATCCGGACGCCCGGCGGCTTTATGGTGCCGGCATCTCCTTCTCCGCAGGGATCTCCGTACGTGGCTAATCCACCTAGCTACCCCTACGTCCGTCCTGCACCCGGCTACCCAAACATCAACGCGCCGTCGCTACGACAACAGTATTACTTGTACGGCTACCCCCAGCCGCCTAGCCGATAAGATCGAGAAAACGTCTACGCCTCGCCTCTTCCTGCCGCCTTGGTCTGTC